CTACTGTCCGGCCGCGACTGCGGCGGCGTTCAGCTGGGTGTCGGTGACGGCGGTGACGCCTCCGACCGCTACGACGTAGTCGGGCGCGAGGCGGTCGATCTCGGCGAGGACGGCGGCGGTGACTCCGGACCCGCCGCGGGGCACGAGGAGGACGGGGCCGTTGAGGTCGTGCGAGCCGAGCGCGAGGGCGTCGATCCCGTCTCCCGCAGTGATGTACACGGCCGTCCCGGTCGGGGTGAAGGCGATGAGTGCGGACACGATCTTGAACATGGCAGTGCTCCTAGAGTCCGGCCGCGGTGCGTGCGGCGTGGTATGCGGCGGTGGTGAGGACGGTCGTGGACCCGACGGTCACGGCTTGGCCTCGGTGCCGATGGTGAGGCGCACGTCGGCCTCGATCCTGCCGAGCGCGGACGCGACGGCCGCCTCGACGGTGGCGGAGATGGCGGCCGGGTCCAGGCCCTGCTTCGAGGCGAGCGCCTCGAGGGCGACCTTGTAGCCCTCGACGCTGGCCTCGACCTGACGGAGGCGGGCGTTCGTCTCGGACCCGCGCTGGCCGTTCATGGCGAGGTAGGTGCGGGCGTCGGACCTGACCTGCGTGGCCGGGTTGACGATGGTGGCGTCCCACACGCGGGCGGGCAGGCCGTCGACCTTGGTGGACAGGGCGTCGAGGGCGGTGAGCAGCTTGGTCATGATGACCTCCAGGTGTGCGGTAAGGGCGGCGGCGTCCTTGACGTCGCCGGTGTATCCGGTGTCTGCTGCCGTCTGCGTGGCGGCGGCGGTGGTCAGCGGCCCCGCGGAGCCGTCGACGTCGAGGGTGTGGCCGAACTCGTTGAGCAGGGTCTGCAGGTCCTTGACCTTGGGGTCGGGCGTGGGCAGGCCGGGGGTGACGACCTCGCCGCGGGTGCGGATGGCAAGCTCCTCGCGGATGAGGGGGAGCATCCCGGGGCCGCCCCAGTGGCGCTTCTCCCAGGGGAAGGTGGTGGCGAGCGCGGTGCCGACCTGGCCGGCGTCGTTGCGGTTGGCGTTGTCGAGGACCCAGTGCTCGGTGAAGCCCATCGGCCGACGGGTGCGGAGGTGCTCGAACACCTGGGCGCGGTTGAGGATCACCTGCAGGGGCCAGCCGAGCTTGGCGACGTACATGGCCCAGACGGCCGCGCCCATGCGCAGCTGGGCGAGGACGAACCAGTCCGGCTTGGTGCGCCAGTCGGTGCCCATGATGCCCATCTCCTGGCCGATCAGGAGGGAGTTGGGGTCGGCGGGTGCGTCGGAGACGCCGTGGGTCCAGGTGCGCTTCCACGTGGGCAGCAGCGGCACCCAGGAGTCGCGGTCGACGCAGTCGGGCCAGGACGCGCCGCGGTTGGCGGGGTTGAGGCCCCACGCGGTGACGTTCTCGGCCGACTGGTCGGCGGTGTTCTCGGCCAGGAACTCGGCGGTGACGGCGATGTGCTGGACGCCGCCGATCTGGGGGGCGTCGCCCCACGCGGCGCCGTACCGGTTGTTCTCGTAGACCGCGGGGTAGCCCATGCGGGGCCGCTCGAGGCCGGGGTAGTAGTCGATTTCCCCGAGGTCGGTGGCGCGGGTCTCCTGCAGGCTGTAGGACAGCGTGCGGATGCCGTGCATGGTGCGGGTGGTGGGCATGACGGATCACCCCTTCCAGGGCGGGTCGGGTGGGGCGGCGGTGACCGGCGGTCGCCGGTCAGTCGGTGGTGTGGTCGCGGTCCTGGCCGTCGTCGGCCGGGTCGGGCACTGCGTCGGTGGGGGCGGGGGGGACGAGCGGGAGGTCGGCCTCGGTGAGGCGGTGCCGCAGCGTGTAGGGGATCGGCAGCCACGGCGGGACTGTGCCCGCCGCGACACCACGGGCGGTGGCGAGGGTGTAGTCGACCAGCTCGGCGTTCTCGGCGATCGCCTGCTCTGCCACGTGGTGGGCGTCGCGGGCGGTGCTGCGGACCTCGGCGACCTCCTCGCGCAGGGCCCGGATCGTCTCGTCCTGGCGGTCCATCCGCTCGCGCGCGTCCCGCAGCTCGGCGTACATCTCGGCGTAGGGCGCGGTGCGGGCGGCCTCAGCGGTCGCGCGCGCGGTCTCGGCGGCGGTCTGGGCGGCGGCCTCGGCTGTGGCGCGTGCAGCCTCGGCCTGGGCCTGACGTGAGGAGCGGGCCGTGTACATGACCCCGATCACGCCGGCGATAGCGGTGATGGCGGTCCCGAGGATGGCCAGCCACGGGCTCACCCCCTGCCCCCTCGCGCCTCACCCTCACGCGCCACGGCCGGGCGGGGCGGGTGGTCGGGCCAGCCGGCGCAGAGGAGCACGGTCCCGCACATGAAGAGGTAGAGGACCGCGGCCCACAACCCCCGGGGGTAACCGGCCTCGCCGCCGGGGACCAGCCACACGACCCAGCCCCACAGGAAGGACACGGCGCGGATGAGCGGCGGCAGGAGCAGGAGCGCCCAGGCGGCCGTGTCCCGCAGGCGCCACGCGTGGACGATCCCGAACACCGCGGCGACGTACCACTCGCCGACCCGGACCCACGTGGGCCACTGGGTGTGGATCAGGCCGGGGACCTCGACGACGGGGCCGATGACGATCCCGGTCCCGACGTAGGCCCACAGGCCGGCCATGAGCAGCAGCATCCCGCCGCGCCTGCCCAGGCGCGGGTACCAGGTCTGGGCGTCGGGCACGGGGTCCTCCTCGAGCTGGTGGGGGTGTCACATAGCCGGACGTTCTGGGACAGGTCAGGGGGTGCTCGGCCGCGTCGGTAGACTCGACCCTTATGAGCAGAGCGGGGAACGTCGGTCTTGGTGTGCTGGCAGCGGTCGCGGTGGGGGCCTCAGCGTTCGCGTTCGTGACCGTGAACCAGCCACCGCCCGTCAGCGGCGACTACACCCCGCCGTCCGTGGCCGAGATGAACGCGGCCAACACCGTCACCGCGGAGCCGGCCGAGACCGTGGAGCCGCGGTGGACGCTCGACGACGCCCGGGCCACGCTCGACCAGGACGACGCCACGGTGCTGGTCCTCGGAGACTCCACGACGTGGGCCTGGGCGCAGGAGTGGGCTCAGCAGCTCGCGGACGAGCGCAGCGTCACGTTCGCGCCGCGCGAACCGGGGTCGGACCCGCCCACCTACCTGCCGGAGGTCACATACTCCGAGGCCGGGTCGCCTCTCATGATCTACAGCGGCGGCAGGGGCGGCACCATCGCAGAGGATGCCGTCGACCACCTTGACGACCTGATCGTGGAGGAGCCTGACCTGGTGCTGCTGAACTTCGGCCACAACTACGGCGAGAGCGGGGAGTACGCGGCGACGCAGATGACCGAACTGTTCGACGCGGTCATCACCGCCGCGCCGGACGCCGTCGTGGTGACCGTGCTGCAGCAGCCGCAGTCCGAGGACGCGAACCGGGAGGTCCGCGAGGCCATCGAGGGGGCCGCGCTCGACCATGGGGTGCCGACGCTCGACGTGGCCGGCGCGTTCCTGGCCACCGACGACGTCGATGCGCTCCTGGAGGACGACGGGGTGCATCCCAACGACGACGGTTACCGGTTGTGGGCCGACGTCACCATCGACGCGCTCAACTGAGTTCGGCGAGGCGACGGGCGATCGTCAGCCCTTCGATGGTGTGCCCGGAGCGTGCGACCGCGTCCGCCTGCTGAGTGGCGGCCCGGTCGGGGTACTCGTTGAGCGGGGCCGGGCCGACGATGACGACACCGTTCGGGGTGATGGCGCGGGCCTTGTCGACCAGCGCCTTCCAGTTGGTCGCCTGCTGGGTGCGGGACACGTTGCCGTAGGCGTCGTTCACCCACTCGAACAGGATGATGACGTCGGAGTCAGCGGGGACGTCCGTGTCGAACCGGGCCAGCAGGGCGGCCGTGTTGTTGCCGCCCACCCCGGCGTTGACGACGGTCACGCCAGGGATCGCCGCCTGCAGCTGCGCCGTCCACGCCGCGGCGCCCTGGGAGATCCACGAGTTGCCCAGGATCGTGACCTTGCCCGTGTCGGTCGGGATGGTGCGGTAGCCGTCGAGGCCGGTGTGGAACGCGACGTGGCGGGCCATCGCCAGGTAGCCTGCCGCCGATTCCGACGCGCCTGTGAGGTGGGAGGCGTTGAACCACAGCGGGCGGATGCCCTGCCCGGAGGTCACGGGGTGCTGCAGGGGCTTGACGAGGGTAAACGTGTTCCCGGCGACGGAGGCGATACGGGCGACCTGCTGCGTCGCCGTGCCCGCGCCGGTGACGATGGACACGCCTGCGGTGTAGCCTGCCGCGCTGGCGACGTCGAGCGTGGTCGCACCCGCCGCTGCCGATGCTGCGGTGGTGGCTGCCGTGCCCTGCCCGGTGACGTAGACGTTGCGGCCACCGTCGAAGATGTGCGAGGTCCACAGGTCGATGTACTTGTGCGCGGGTAGCGGCAGGGTCGCCGGGTCGGGGGGTGCGACCGCCTCCTCGACGGCGTCGATCCGCTCGACGATGGAGGCGACGGGTGGGCCGCCGAAGTCGAGGCGGGGCGGAGTCGCGCCGAAGTTGGGCAGGGACCCAGGCCCGGCGATCGTGTTGGGGCTGTCCGTCGCCATGTAGAACCCGAGGCGGTCGCCGGTGGGGTTCGTCGTCCAGCGGCGGATCGTGAGCGCACCGGCAGACGCGGACGTGATGAGCACCACCACGTACAGGCCCGCCGCGACCAGGACGGTCTGCCCCAGGGCGATGGTGGTGTCCTGGGGGGCCGTCCCGGCTGGCAGGTTGGCGGCGGGCACCGTGACGTCGGCGAGGAGCGTGGACGTGGGCGACCCTGCCGGGACGAGCTTGCTGGAGCCGAAGGTGGGCAGGGAGTAGACCCGCACCCGGTGGTTCCCCGTGCCGGTGGTGGCGATGGGGAAGGTGACCCGGTCGAACTTCGTGGTCTGCGTGACCAGCACCGGCAGGCCGTACCCGTGGAAGGTGGCGACGGTGTAGTCCAGGCTCCCGACCCGCTCGGCCTCGCCGCGTGCGTGGAGGAACCCTGGGGCGGCGTCGATCTTCTCGGTCAGCGCCTCGCGGATCGGCGCGGACAGCGACTCCTGCAGCACGACCGCGTAGGACTCGAAAGCGGTGGCTGCTGTGCCCTTCTCGACCTGGAACGTGGCGCCGTAGATCGACGTGTACGACGACGCACGCAGGTAGGCCGCGCCTGCCGGGGCGGTGCGGGTCACGGCGGCATAGGAGGGGTTGTCGACGACGCTGCCGGGGATGATCGTCTTGGTGGCGTCGTAGAACACCGCCGAGCGCGGGTTGGAGATGGTGTACGCCTGGCCGGGGGTGACGGGGATGTACCCGGTGATGAAGTAGGGGGCGGACGTGGCGACGGCGCCGGTGGTCCAGTCGAGGTACTTGCCGGTGACGACGTCAGGGTCGGCGGGGTTGTAGAGGTTCTTCCCCGGTCCGATGATCGACGCGGGCGCGGCACCGACCGTGGCGGCGTCGAGGGTGATCGCGCCGGACTCGTCCGCGGCGATCCCGTTGACCGTCACAGAAGTGCCGCTATCGGGCAGGGCGGCGATGCCTGCCTCGACGTCGTCCAGGCGCTGCTCGAGCACCGTCCGGGCGGCGCCCCAGGTCGTGGGACCGGTGGGGATGTTCGTGCTCACTAGCCCTCCAGGGGTGCGTGGTGGTAGGAGACGGTGTCCTGCGCGTGCGCGTGGAAGCTGGCCCGGGTGGAGGTGTAGCCGACCGACCAGTACCGGTTGGCCCCGACGTGCGGCGCCCACAACCGGTAGGCACCCTGGGCGCCGGCGACGTCGCGGCGGACCCGGCCCAGCGGCACCGGCAGCGCGGACTCACCACCGGCCCAGCGCAGCTCGGAGGGGGAGATGTAGAACCGGGCGTCGGTGATGGTGCCCGCCTCGTGCGCCCGGGCGAGCGCGTGACCGAGGTTGACGTGGTCGTTGTGCCAGCCGAGCCAGGTGTGCGACTTGACCCGTGCGCCGGGCCAGGTGGCCGCGACCCAGGTCATGACCTCGTCGGCCGCCTCGGGGGTCAGGGTGCCGTCGACCGCCCGCTGCGGTGCCATGACGCACTCGTCAGCGCCGAGCGCCCGGCACGTCCAGGTGAACTCGGTGTCGCGGTGGGTGGTGATCTCGGCCGGGGTCACCGGTCGGCCGAGGCGGTCCTCGATCTTGCTGCGGGCCGCGGTCGCAGAACCGTCGGTGACCAGGACGACGACGACGCGCCCCGTCTCGGCGTGCTGACGGATCGCCGAACCGAAGGTGAGGAGCTCGTCGTCCTGGTGGGCGACGACGAACACGTTGGTCGGCTGCGTGCTCGCGCTGGTCGGGACGGCGAGGAGTTGCATCACGTTCCTGCGGGAGAGGGGGCGGGCGGTGGTCAGGTCGTTGGAAGTAAGGGCTCAGATCGTCCACAGGGGCGGGTCGGTGCCCGGCGGCGGCAGGACCGGACGCACCACGGGCGGCGCGTCGAAGTCGGTCCCCACCGGGGCGGCACCGGCGCTCGTCCACTCCGAGGACAGGACCACCAGGCGCACACCCATCTGGTCCCGGTCGGACGGCAGCCGCCCCGAGATCCCCGCGACCAGCCCGTCGACCTCCAGCGTGGACCCGTCGGGGTAGGTGACGTCGGCCGTGACGTGCTCGCCCACGAACCGGGCCGGGTCCACGGCCACGGTCAGCGCCAGCTCCGGGGCGGGGGTGACGGACGCCTGCGCGAGAGCGTCCGCGATCTGCGAGCGCCACACCGAGTTCTGCGTCCACATGCCGCCGTCGTGCTCGAGGACGGGGTGGGAGGAGTCGCCGCTGACCTCGACCGACGTCACCCGGTCGGTCCAGTCGATCCGGCCCCGGCCCCGGATCTGCGGGAGCGGCTGGGACTTGCGGTGCGCCCACACCCCCACCGACCCCTGGTCCGGCATGGACGACATGCCGTAGGACGCGCCGACGTTGACGATGCCCTTGTAGAGGATCGTGGCGTGGTCGAGCACCTCGAACGCGCCCACGACCTGCCCGGAGTCGACGTCTACGGTCCACCCGTTGACGTGCGCCTCCTCGATCCACCCGACCCGGTCGCCGTCGGACTCGGTGACGCGCATCCCGCCGACCCACGACCCGACGCCCTTGTTGAACTCGTGCTGGGCCGCGGCGGGGTAGGGCGGGGCCGGGTAGGGGCGGCCGGCGAGGTAGGGCCACACGTCCGGGGACAGCCACGTCTGGTCCTGCTCGGGGTGGAAGAACTCCTCGAGGGTGTCGCCGTGGTCGTGGTTCTTCTGCCCGCCGACCGCCAGCAGCAGCGTGGGTGAGGTGCGGACCTTGGTGACACCGAAGCGGCACCGGACGTCCACGCGGGAGTACGGGCCGGACGGGGGCACCGCCCAGCGCACGTCGTCCAGCGCGGTCCCGGTCGACGTCGTGGAGAAGTGGCCCGTCACCGGTTGGGCGGCCAGATACGCCGGGTCTGCCTGCACGAGGCGTCCGGCCGTGTCGATCCACACCCACAGCGGCATCCCCATGAGGGACCGTTCGGCGTCGGCCTGGTCCTGCAGGACGGTCAGTGCGGGAGTGTCGGGGACGAAGTCGAACCCGGGCAGGGACCGCTCGGAGAACGTGGACCGCAGGATTCGGGCGGACACGGCCTGGGTGGTGAGGAACGTCGAGTCGGAGCGGGTCACCTGCACCGCCGACACCGGCCCCTCGGAGGTCACGATGACCGTGCCGGCCGCTGCGGTGGTCGGCATGGCGATGCCCGTCCCGGTCAGTGCCAGCGCGGCCGTGCGGCCACCTGAGCCGTGCAGGGTGGCCGTGCCGTCCTCGCGGACCACGACCGACCAGCGCATCGTGTAGACGCCGCCAGCGTCAGCGCGGGCGACCGATCCGAGGAGCGCCGTCGAGCCGTCCGCGTTGACCCGGTAGACGCGGATCAGGGTCTGAGTCCAGTCGAGCCGCACGCCCGTGCCCGAGGCGACCGGGGTGGGGCGCAGGTCCACCCGCCCCGTGTGGAAGACGGTTGGCGCGTCCGAGGCCATGTCCACGGTCAGCTGCCACGACGTGAACCCGGAGTTGCGGCGGGTGGTGGTGGAGGCGACGGTGAACACGTCCTCCATGCAGGGGACGTTGGTGCCCTGGAACACTCCCGGGGCGGCGTTCGGGTTCCCGATCCGGTGCGACGTCGTCAGCGAGCCGAGAGTGTCGGTGACGTGGTCGGGGTGCGGCGCCAGCCACGTCGACCCGGCCATCGACTGGTAGTAGATGCTCGACGTCTGCCTGCCCTGCGCCGCCTGGAACGCCGCGCCCTGCATCGCCAGGTGCGTCAGCCACGTCCCCCACAGCCCGACCCGGCGCAGGCCCGCACCGGGGACGCGCGGGTTCGAGGGCATGGTGAACGCGACCGGCGGCAGCTTTACCTTGGTCGAGAGGCGCGACGCCCAGTCGACGAGCGCCGAGGACGACCCGTCGAGCAGGCCGCCGCCGGTCGAGTCGATACGGCCCGTGAAGACGCGATGCGTGGTGGGACCGTCCGTGACGTCGACGGTGACCGGCGCCCCGTTGGTGCGGGTCCAGCCCGGGCGCATCGGGTGCGCCACCTGCGAGGCCGGGACCACCCCTGCGCCCTCGGCCCAGTCGACGGAGGCGTCGGAACCGACGACGTCGCCGGCGCGCAGGTTCACCCCGTGATCCCACGACACGCCCTCGACCGGGGTCGAGACACCGCCGACCTTGATGTCGACCGACTGGGCGCGCACGGGAGCGGTCACGCGGGCACCTCCCTGACGACGTAGCGGAACCCGGACAGCTGGGCGGTGGCGTGCGCGACGAGCAGGGACTCGTCCACCGGGGAGAGGACGACAGACTCGGCACCGCGGCCGACGGCGAACCGGCGCGGGCCGGGCGTCCAGGTGATCGACGGCCAGGCGTAGCGGGTGCCGCCGGAGACGACGATCCTGGCCCCGTAGGCGCCGGCCGGGGCGATCGTGGACATGTTGGTGCGGGCCAGGGCCGCGTTGGTGGTGGTGACGAGCGTGACGGCCGCTCCGAGGTTGGCGCCGGCCGCGTCGACCCACTGCACGGACAGGGTCACGGTGCCCTGGGCGAAGATGGCGACGGTGACGGGGTAGCCGGGACGCACGGGCACCACGGGCGAGGACAGAACGGTCCCGGTCGTGGCGGGGGTGACGGTGATGGCGGCGACGGAGTCGACGGTCACGACGGGCGGGCCACCCTCGATCGGGGTGCGCGCGTCCAGCGGCGTGCTCTCCAGCAGGACGGTGCCTCCGCCGACGTCCTCGGCGGAGGCGGTGTAGAGCGTCGAGATCGTGCGGTCGCCGGTCCACCCGGTGAGGTCGAGCGAGGCCGCGGGGGTGAGAGCGTTGGTGTGGTGCGCCTCGCACGCCAGCATCCGGTAGGTGCCGCCGTGGACGGCCTGGCGGTAGACCAGGGTCTCCAGCGCTGCGAGCTCGCCGGGGGGCTTGACCCCGATCGTGCACGACCAGACCCGGGAGGACGGGCCCTGCGCGACCGCGCGCGGCTGGGTCAGCGTGCCGGGCCCACCGCCGTGGACGGTCCGGTCGGGGCGGGACACCTGCAGCCCGGACAGGCACGCGGTCTCCACCATGGCGCCGATGGTGCCGATCCACACGCTCATCCGCGCCTCCCGATCCTCGTCCTGTCCGACGTGGTGATGCGACCACCCAGGAGCGCGGTGCCGAGTGCTGCTGCGCGGCCGATCTCGCGGGAGTCGACCTGGATGGTGGAGTGCAGCTCGATCCGCTCGGGAAGGGTCGCCACGGCGGTCCCGGTGGGTGCCTGGGCGGGCCCGACCGGCCCACCGTCGGCCATGCGGACCGCACCAGTGCCGCCCATCCAGTCGCGGACCGCGCCGGACTGGATGAGGGAGCGCAGCGCGAACACCTCGGCCTGCCCGCCCACGTCCAGGACGTCGTCGGCGGTGAGGACGTGCTCACCGTTGGAGAGCTGGAACTGGATACCGGACGGGTGAGAGGCGGGCACGTCGTCGGACGTGCCCGTGCCCGGGCCGACGACGGACCCGCCACCAGCGAAGCGGGTCTGCATCGCCCCGGCCGCCAGGACGTCCACGTCGCCACCGGTGGCCACGGCCACGTCCTGGTAGCGCAGCGCCTGGTAGACGGTGACGGTGCGCCCGGAGTTGTCCTGGATCCAACGGTTGAGGTTGTAGGACGCGCCGGAGGTGTCGGCGTAGACGCTGACGGTGCCGGAGGAGTTGTTGATCTGGTTCACCAGACCGCCCAGGACGGACTCGGCCGGGTAGTCGTTGCCGTTGATGGTGACGGTCTCGGCCGAACCGCCGATGACGCCGAGCAGCTGCTCCAGCGTCATGTCAGCCGGGACCTTGTTGCCGTTGATGGTGACCGTGCCGTCGGAGGCGTTGACGTTGCCGATGAGGTCGCCCAGGGTGGAGGACGCGGGCACCTTGTCCCCGTTGATGGTGACGGTGCCGGACGCTGCGTCGACCTCGACGACGAGGTCGTTGAGGTCCATGCGGGCCGGTGCCGTCTCCAGCGCCACCGACGTCTCGATCATGGTGGGGACCGCGCCGTAGGCCTCGGCCAGGGCGAGCGCCTCCTCGCGGGAGTAGCCCATGGCCTCCAGCTGGGCGACGATGGCGTCGCGGCCGTCGGTGAAGCGCTGCGCGAGGGACTCCTGTCCCTCGCCGGCGGCCTGGGCGGCGCCCTGCACGTCGCCGAGGGAGGCGATGGCGGCGCGCAGCTGCTCGTCGAGCATGGCGCCGGAGGTGGTGGCGGTGTCGAAGAGGCCGTCCATGCCGATGCCGGCCAGTCCCTCGACGGCCTCGCCGACGGCGCCGATGTCGGAGACGAGGCGGGTGGTCATGTCGTGGACCTGGGCGTTGAGGATCTCCACCCCGAGGCCCTCGTTGAAGCGTTCCTGCAGGACGTCGATGCCGTTGGTGATGAGGTTCTCGCGCAGGGCGTCGGCGGCGATCGCGGACTCCAGGCCGAAGGTGTGCATCCCCTGCTGCATCCCGCGCAGGTTCTCCACGGCGGAGTCGTCGATGTCGATGCCGGGGATCTCGTCGATGGCCTCGATGATCGAGATGACCATGCCGACCATCTGCGGGCCGACGGTGGAGACGAAGTCGCCGAAGGACGTCATGAGGCCGGCGACGACCTCGACGCCGGCGGCGCCCATGTCGAAGAACCCGTTGGCGATGTCGCCGAGGAACTCCAGCACCCCGGCCCGGTTCTTGGTGACGAAGTCGGCGAGGTTGCCGATGTCGTCGGAGAAGGCGGACGCGAGGGCACCCTTGATGCCCTCGCCGGCCAGCTCGATCGAGCGGCGCGCCGACTCCATCTGGGAGGCGGCGTTGTCGGACAGGGTGGTCATGGCCTCGCCGGCGCGGCCGGCGACGTCGCCCAGCTCCTCCAGCTCGGACACCGCGGAGGCGGTGTCCATGGCGTAGAGCGCGTCGCCGAGGTCCTCGGCCTTGGTGCCGAACAGGCCGACCGCGGCCTCGTTGCGCTTGACCGGGTCCTCCATGTCCCGGAGCCGGTCCAGGACGGTGCCCAGGCCGCCGGAGGCGTGCTCGCCCCCGCGGGCGATCTTGGCCGTCATCTCCTCCGCGTCGAGGCCGAGCAGCTCGAACGCCTCACCGGACAGCTTGGAGCCGTCCGTGGCGCGGATCTGGAACTCCTTGAGCGCGTCCGCGGCGTAGTCGGTGTCGCGGGCGCCGGCCTGCATCGCCTGGGAGATGAGGCCCATGGCGGTCTCGCCGTCGAGGCCGAGCCGTTCGAACACGGCCGGGTACTCGGTGAAGGTGTCGAGGAGGTCCTCGGAGACGTTGGCGCCGGCCTGGGTGCCGGCGACGAGGATGTCGAAGGCGTCCTGGGCGGAGTCGGCCAGGCCGGTCTTGAGCATGACGCCGGCGGAGCGGGACAGGCGGGGGATGTCCTCGCCGAGGATGTCGGAGACGGCCGAGAGGGAGGAGATGATCTCCTCGACCTCGGCGGTGGTGGCGTCGGCGTCGATGAGGCCGCCCTGCAGCGCCTGGCGGGCGGTGTCGAGGTTGGCCTCGACGGAGTCGCCCCACGCGGAGCCGTAGGCGTTGCCGGCGGCCTGTCCGAACTTGGCTGCGGTCGCGGCGTCGAGGCCGGTGCGTGCGGAGAAGAGGTCGCGGCCCGCCTCCTGCTGCAGGCCGTCGCTGATGGCGTCGAAGAGGCCGCGCGCGATGGTGGCGCCGAGGATGGCGACACCACCGGCGATGGGGATGGCGGCGAGCCCGGCCATGATGCCGGCGGACATGCCCTGCCCGGCCTCGTCCCCGGCAGCCTCACCCTCGTCACCGAGGCCGTCGATGGCGGACTCCGCGGGGGAGACGTCGGCGTCGACCTTGACCTGGACGGCGTCGCCGTCGAGGCGGCGCAGCATCGACTCCACCGCGCCGATCGCGGCGTCGGCCTGGCCGGTGTCGCCCTGGACGGCGACCTCGGCGCGCATCCCGTCCAGGGTGCCGGTCAGGAACGTCTCCAGCGCACCCAGGTCGCGGGTGGCCGCCTCGGTGTCGGCGCCGACCTGGACGTCCTTGACCTGGCGGCCCTCGAGCTTGGCCAGCGCCTGGTCGACGGTGGCGTACTTGCGGTCGAACTCGGCGATGTCGAGCTCGACCTTGCCGGAGAGGGTGCCGAGGTCCAGGGTCACGGGTCACCTCTTCCGGTTGGTCGCCCGCCAGGTGCGGGTGGAGGGGTCGGTGAGCAGGCCGCGGATGCGGGCCCGCAACCACCGCCAGGTGCGGTCGGGCAGGCCGTCGAGGTCGATCCCGTACAGCTGGTGCAGGTCGGCCTCGATGAGCTCGAACAGGTCGAACAGGGTGCCCCACGTGGCGGGGGGTGGGCCCTCACCGGAGAGGCGTGCTACCTCGGAGTCGACGCGGGACGGGGGGATGTCGTACCACTGGTAGAGGCCGGTGGCGGGGTCGTAGGTGCCTCGTCCGTAGTCGTCGAGGCTTTTGGGCCCGACCCGCCCTCCTCGAGGTCGAGGCCGAGGACGGCGAGGGCGGCACGTTCGGAGCCGGTGACGATCCAGATGTGCGCGGCCGCCGCGGCCCGCTTCAGGTCGGGCAGGGTCAGGTCGTCCTGCATGGCCTCCCAGGCGTCGCCGAGGGCGTCCTGGTCCATCTCGTGCTGACCGGTGCCGTAGCGGGCGGTGTAGCGGTCCACGGCGTAGGGGGGTGGGGGGGTGCCCTTGCGCTTGGCCGCGGCGATGGTGAACGCCGCGGCCTGCGCGAGGCCGACCCGGGCCGGTGGCGAGGCGATGGTGTAGGTGCGCCCCGCCACCGGCAGGTCGAAGGTGTCGCTCACTGCAGGGGTCCTTCTCTCAGGTCAGGGGGTGGGCTCGGTCACGGGGCGTCGGGGTGCGCCACGCTCTCCGGCTTGCCCTGCACGTTGAGGGTGATGTTGATGTTCTGCAGGGTGGTCTGGTTGCCGCCCTGGGGGGCCCACTGCGCGTAGGCGTCGGCCTCCTTGGACTCGCCGCCGACGAAGCCGGAGTCGTACCACCGGTAGCGCAGCAGCGACCCGTCCTCGGCGGAGACCCGCACGAGCTCCTGCCCGGCGTCGTAGGCGGTGCCGTCGTGGCGGCGGATGACGGTCGCGGTGACGGCGACCTTCTTCTGCGTGGGCACGTCGGAGCCGTACTGGCCGGAGTTGAAGTCGGAGTTGTCGGCGGTGGTGGTGGCCGTGGTGGGGGAGAAGGAGTTGAGGCCGGCGATCGGGGTCCACGTGGTCCCGTCGTCGTCGGAGACGTCGAGGCGGTAGGAGCTGTTGAAGACAGCCTCGGTGGCGGTGATGCTCATGGTGTCCTCCTGGTGGACGTGGAGACGACCGGCCAGGAGGCTTCCTGTCCGGGGATGGTGGGCCCGCTCAGCGGGTGTGGGGGGTGGGCTTGTCAATCAACAGGTAGTAGTTGGCCGTGGCCAGCCACCGGTCGTTGTCGTCGCGGCCCAGGGAGGCGTGCGACTGGCGCCAGATCTTCTTGACCTTCACGGCGGCCAGGGTGGTGCCCTCGCCCAGGGGCGTGCCCTCGCCCATCGGTGGGGAGTCGCCGAGCCCGGGCAGGGTGAGGGACTGGGCGGAGTGCAGCACCTGGTAGATGGCGTCGTCGAGGTCGTCGACGTCGGTGGGCAGGCCGTCGGCGCGCGTGCGGACCTGCAGGCCCTGCACGGAGTGGCCCTCGGGGGTGTCGGAGACGGTGTAGGCGGTGAGGACGATGGCGCGGGCGGGTGCGTGCGGCATGACCTTGGTGGTGATGGCGGTGGCGCCGGGGGGGAAGACGCCGGTGGGTGCCCAGTGCCCGACGCCGGCGTCGTGCAGGAGGGTGGCGAACCCGACGAGCAGGTCAGTCGTCGTCGCCACCGGGCTCGTCCTGGTCGGCGGTGGTGGGGGTGAACGCGGCGATGCCCTTGCGGTCCTTGCCCGCGGCCTCGGCCGCCTGCACCCGCCCCCGCTCGGTCGCGGACGCGCGTCCCAGGTGGTCGAGGACCTCCTCGACGGTGTGCGCGCCGGGGTCGTAGTCGGGCTCGACCCGGTAGCCGTTGCGGCGGAAGGGGGTGACGCCGATGCCGTCGGGGGAGGTGGCGACGCCGTCGACGAAGTCGAGGCGGATCCCGTGCAGGGACGCGGGGCCGGTGTAGCCGGGGGTGGGGTGGTGGACGCGCATGGGGTTACTGCTCCATTCGGTCGCGGATGGCCTGGGCGATGAGGGCGCGCGCGGTGCCCGCCTCCTGGTTCATGGCGTTCTCGAGGTACTTGGCCTCGCCCCCGCGCGGGTGGTTCCAGTCGAGCTCCTCGTGCTGGCGTGCCGCGTAGGGGGTGTCGAAGGAGACGGCGCCGACGAGGCCGTCCTGGGACGCGGCGCCGGTGCCGCGCAGGATGCCTTCCTCGATGGGGGCTTTCTGGGTGGCGACGCCGGCGATGTGCTCGGTGGCCAGGACGATGCCGCGTTCTCCGCCCTCGCGGACCGCTTGGCGGGGGTCGCCGGTGGCTGCGCGGATGCGCTTAAAAGTGCCCATATTCCTATTCGCGACCTATTCGCAGGCTGCTTCGACGTGCTCGGGCATCCCGTCGAGGCCGGGCATGGTCTGCACGGAGGACGACAGGACGGTGGTGGTGTCGCCGGTGGGGAGGGTGACGCGGGTGCCGACGACCAGGGAGGGTGCCTGGGCGACCCGGGCGACGATGGTGGTGGTGGAGGTGGCTTCGGACCCGGTGGCGGTGCGGACGAGGCGGGTGGTCTCGTCGACCATGACGCCAGTGCCGTCCTCGGGGGAGAGCGTGAGCGGGTCGCCGTAGACCTTGCCGTAGGAGCCGGTGCCCAGCAGGGGCTCGACGGTGATCGTGTGGGCGAGGAAGTCGGCCAACTCGTCCATGCTCACGACCTGGCGATGACGGCGTCCGCGAGCCAGCCGTAGACAGCGGCACGGACCTTGCGGCCCGCCCGGTCGGCGTCGTACCAGCGGAGGTAGAGGCCGTGCCAGAGCCGCTCGGTGCGGGTCAGGGTGTCGCAGGCGGTGCAGGTGTGCATGGGGTCAGTCCTCGTCGTCGGAGTGGGATGGGGCGTGGGTGGCGGTGAGCGTGCAGAGCCCGACGATGGTGGGGACGGGTGCCTGGGCGATGTATCCCCAGTTGCCGCCGCTCTCCCCGTTGTCGGTGATGCCCGCCGTCTCGTAGGCGAGGACCCAGCGGGTGGCGACCATGCCGTCCTCGAACTCCATCTCGCGGAGCAGGTCGGTGACCCGCTCGCGGACCTGGTCGTCGTCCATGCTCACCCGTAGACCGTGACGGGCCCGCCGAGCAGGCCCGCGTCCGCCAGGACCAGCCGTGCCTCCGCGCACAGGGTGGTGGCCACCCGGGCGCGGTCCTTGGCGGACTCCGCGTAGACGGCGTACTGGATCGTGGCCGACCGCAGGCTCTTCGACGCGACGACGCCGGACGCGGCACCGGTGGACCCCTCGTCAGGGTCGATGCCGGTGCGGTGCCAGCACAGCACCTGTTCCACGGTCGCGTCCCGCAAGGCCTCGAGGAGGGTCTCGTCGGTGGGCAGGCCGGTGGGGTCGGTGTCGTAGACGGCGGTGCGGGTGGCGTGGCGGACCCAGCGGGACGCGACGACCAGGCGCCGGGCGACGTTGGCCGGGACGTCCTCGTCGGTGGGGGTCTGTGCTTCGACGTCGGCCTCGGTGGCGTAGGTCAGGGGCACCGGTCACACCTCCAGAGGGGGTTCGTGGGGCGGGGCGCAGGAGGGTCGATGACAGACGGCGAAAGGACCGGGCGTGAGACCGTCCCGACGGACCTTCGTGCGTGGATCGGGGGTGCAGGTTCCGTGCCCGGCGCGCGTTGACGCCCCGGCCCCACGGGTTCTTGGGGTGCCACCCCGCCCGGCCAGCAGCACAGCCGGGTCGGGCGGGGTGGGCTTGGGTCAGACCTCCGGCGGGACGGTCTCGGGCTGCCAGGTGGCCAGGTGCTCGTGCTCGGCCGCGTCCTGGGTGGCGGCGACGCCGGAGACGTCGCCCGGACGGATCGGGCGCACGCCCTCGGAGCCGTGGATCTCGGGGGAGACCACGGACGGGCCGTGCGGGTTGCCCAGCTCACCGACCTCCCCCGCGTTGGTGGGGGCGAGGAAGTCGCCGGCGCTGGGGTCGACCGCGGCGTCACGCAGCTTGGTGCCGACCTGGGTGTCGGTGACGTCGCGGGGGTCCATGACGCTCACGCTGCGTCACCTCCGCCCTGCTCCCGTGCGGCCTTCTTGGCGGCCTCGCGCTCCGCGGCCTCCCTGGCGACAGCCTCGCGGGTCTCGACCCACTTGGCCACCTTCTGCCGGGGACCGTTCTCACGCTCGGCTTCGGCGGCGAGCACGCGGGCGCGTTCCTCGTCGTCGACGTCCTCACGCTCCAGGTGCTCGATGACCTGGTCCTGGTTGTGCTTGGACGGGTCGAACGGACCCTCGTCCTCCTCGGCCACGGTGTAGCCGGTGCGCTCGAGGTAGGCGCGCGCGCCCGCAGGCAGGCTCTCTCCCTCGGGCACCTGCGCGGTGCCGTCCTTGAAGTCGAGCGCGAACGGGCCGAAGTGGGTCCGGCCGGTGAACTTCTTGATGGGGCTGGTGATCGTGGTTGCCATGGTGTGCCCTCCTAGGGCTCAGTCGGACTTGCGGACGATGCTCTGCCACCAGCGGAAGGACGCCACGACGGCGCCGTCCTTCCACACCTGCAGGGACCCGTCCGGGCTGTTGTAGTCGAGGCTGTCGGCCTCGACGGTGGTCTCGTCGTCCCGGTCCGTCGTGATGACATAGGTGCCGGGCTCGTTCATGCCGTGGACGGACACGTCAGGCCTCCTGGCCGTCAGGGGCGGGGCGCGAGGATCAACCCCACGCCCCGCCCGCTGGGGGTCGGGTCAGGCCGCGGCGACGCGGACGTTGCGCGCGACCGCGGCGGCCTTGGTCTTCTTGAGCGCGACCGCGACCGGCCCCATCTCGACCTCGCCGGTCTTCACGGCGCCGGCCCTGGTGAAGTCCGGCAGCCAGGTCTGCACCAGCGGGGCGCCGGCCATCGAGACGCCGTGGAAGGCGTCGAGCCCGAACCGGACGGCGTACAGCTCGGTGACGCCGGCGGTCACCGGGATGACGTCGGCGTTGGAGCCGGCGCGCTTGCCCGCGTCGATGAGACGGGCGGGCCCGTAGGACTCGACGTAGGTGTCCCGCGGCCCGGGGGTGCGGGTGTACATCGAGGTGCGGCGGGCGGCGGAACGGACCTTGGCGATCGCCTTGGCGTTCGTCAGGATCGCGCCGGGCTGGCCGTCCAGGAGGGCGAGGACCTCGTCGAGCGCGTCGAGCACGGCGAAGGAGTTGTCCTCGTTCATCGTGGCCGACCAGTCGATGGCCGTGGTGACCTCGGTGGTGGACCCGGCGAGGGCCTTGGACAGGCCGTCGAAGGAGTCCCCGTCGGCGCTGGTGTCGCCGTGGATGACGGCGTAGCCGAACTCGGCCTGGGTGGCGCGGATCTTCTCGCCCATCTGCAGGGCGACCTCGCCGGAGGCGGCGGGACCGACGCGGCCGAGGACGCGGTCGATCTGGAAGGCGCCACCGAGGGGCTTGAGGTCCACGGAGTGCTTGGTCGTGGTGACCTCGGTCGGCACGTACTCGGCGTTGATCGCGCGGAACGCGGCGGTGCCGAGGGTGGCGAGACGGCGGTAGCCGTAGGTGAGGGTCCCGCCTCCGCCGACGGGGTTGACGACGTCGTCGAAGGTGATCAGGTCCATGATCTGGTTGGTGCGGAACTCGTCGATGACGGAGACGTCGACGTCGTCGGCGGCGTTCTGCTGGGCCTGGGCGAGGGTGACGGGCATGGTGACCTCCTGGGGTCAGGTTCTAGGCCGTGCCGTATGCGCTGGCGACGGCCTCGTGGAGAGGGCGGGGGGTGCGGTTGCTTCCCTCGCCGGACCCGCCGGCGTGGTCTGCTGCGCTCGCGCCGACCGCCGGGGCCGCCTTGAGCTTCGGGTTGGTGGTGACGGCGTCCTTGATGGCGGCGTCGACCGTGGTGGTGAACTCCGCCGAGGCGGGGTCCAGGTCCGCGACCTTCGCCAGGAAGGAGCGGGAGTCGAGGAGGGCGTTGGGGTCGCCCTGGTGGGTGGGTGCGGCCTTGAAGACGGCGAGCTCGATGGCTGCCTGCCGGGCCTGGGCCTGGGTGGCGGTGAGCTGCTCGGTGAGCTGGGCGGGGTCGGGGGCGGTCTCGCCGGGCAGCTCGATGCCGGCGGCCTTGGCGAGGGCGCGGATGGCGTCCTGCTGGGCCTGCTCGGCGGCGGTGAGCTTGGTGCGGCGGTCGGCGGACTCGGCGCGCAGGTCGCGGATCATCTTCTGCACCGGGTCGGGGAGGGACTCGACCTTGCCGTCCCACTCCCCTGCGGCGGATTGTGCGCCCGCCTGGGCGCTGCCCTGCGTGGCTGCGGCTCCCTGGCCCCCGGTGGTGCCGTTCGCGGCTCCCTCCTGGCCGCCCTGGCCAGCCGGTGCGCCATCCCCGGTGGCGGCTGGTGCACCCTCGCCACCCTCGAAGAAGCGCAGCCCGTGCGGGTTGGCCGGGGAACGGAAGTCGATCAGGCCGGGGGTGATGCGTGCGTCGTGCATAGTTGCCTCCTGGGCATGGTGATGGCCCGCGCCTGGCGGGTAGGGTGACTGCATGGTCTGGTGGTTCGTCATCGCAGCCGCGTGCATCCTCATCGCGGCCACCCCGGCGGTCGTGCTCTTCCTGTGGCGGATCAGCGCCCAGCTGCAGACCCTGATCGAGCTGCAGGCCGCAGACGTCGACGACCGGGTCTAGCGCGCCCGACCGACCTGCTCGCGCGCACGCTGCCGGGACAGACCCTCGTGCGCGGCGACGTGCTCACGCAACCGTGCCTGCCACACCCGCACCTTGGCCGCCGCGGCCGCCTTGGCCTCCGGGGTGAGCGCAGCCGCCTCGCGGGTCTTCCACGCGCGCACGCCCCGCTCGAGGTAGCGCTGCTGCTGGCCCTGCTCGTACCGGTCCTGGGTGTCGGCGGTGTCCCGGGCGGGCCGTGATGCCCCGGGGACGTAGGCGGAGATCGAGTGACGGCAGTTCGGGTGCTGAAACCCGTCCGCACGGGCCTGGTCCAGCGTCGCGGCCACCCGGACCCTGACCGTGTTCCCGGACGTCGCGGACGGCGTCTCGATCGTGCCCGCCACCGCCCCGCCGATGGAGAGGATCTTGCCCTCCCACGGCCGGCACAGGTCGCACTCGCGCGGGTGGTCCGACACCATGACCAGGTCCAGCCCGACGGCCTGCAGCTGGTCGACGTGGCCCTGCACCGCGGCACGACCGGCCCCGGTGCGCACGGCCATCTCGACGTAGGACTCCGACGTCCACCGCCGCCCCGCCGTGTCCGTGAAGGACCGGATCCCGTGGGAGGTGAGCCGGTCCAGGGTGGTCTGCGCGGCGTCGCGGCGGGTCCCGGCACCGAGGAGCACCTGCGAGGACGCCTCGGCGACCACCTGGGTGTAGACGTCCAGGCTGGCCCGTAGGAGCCGGGCGCCGACGGGGGCGACGACACGGATGGTCTCGGCGGCGAGGCGTTCGATCGCGGCCGCCCGGGCCGGGGGGAGACGCACGTCGAGGTCGAGGTCGTCCAGGTCGGCGACGGCCAGGGCCTGCCCGGTGGTCCACGCGCCGGCGATGACGGTTCGGATCTGGCCGACGGCCTGCTCGGACAGGGCGCCCACGTCCTGGCCCATGCGGGCGCGGAGCAGGTCGAGCTGGGCGAGCTTCTCGACCGCCCAGGTGGGGGCGTCGATGCCGTGGGTGAGGGCGGCGGCGATGCGGCGGAGGAGGGTCAGCTCGGCGTCGGCGTAGAGCTGGGAGACGGTGCGGGCTAGGCGTTCGCCGTAGCCGGGGTCGACGGGCATGGCCGGGGGCCTCTCATCGTCTCAGGCTAGCCGAACAGGGCGGGGTCGGCCGGGTCCGACACCGGCCCCATGGAGTGCTCGGCCATGACCCGGTCGGTCTCCCTGGTGACCTCGTCATCGGCCCAGTCCGGGTGGACCATGCGCACCTTCGTCTCCACCGACACGGCCTTGGCCCGCTCCAGCGCCTCGACGGTCTGCGCCAGCTGCAACGGAGAGTCGTGGACGGTGTCGCCGAAGTCGACCGTGACACTGCCCGGGTCGATCCCGGACCGGTTGAAGACGGACTGGTCGGTCAGCAGCATCTTCGTGAAGAGATCCTGCAGGGCCGGACGCTCCAACCGAATCTTGCGGCCCCGGGTGAGCAGGGAGCGGCCCTTGCGGGCCATCGTCTCCGTCGCGGTCGCCGCGGCGCCCTCCTCGTCCTCGCCGAAGGTGGCGGCGGAGTAGCCGGCCGAACGCAGGATCTGTTCGACGAGGTCCTGCGCGGTCTTCTGGTGCTCCTCGACGCGGATGTCGAACTGCTGCGGGGTGATCTGCGACTGCCCGTCCTCCGGCAGCGGGATGTCCAGCGGCGTCACGATCTCGTCGTCCAGGTCGAAGTGCGACCCCCGGCCAGGCCCCTGGGTCTTGAGGTACGCCTGCGGCACGATGAGTCGAGCCTTGGCCAGGCGCACGTCACGCATCCACGACGTGTAGGTCTCGTCCAGGGCGTCCATGAGGCCCTCGACGCCGTCGAAGTCAGACCGGCCCAGGTACTGCCCCACCGGGTCGGTCCGCCATGCCCGGTTCGGTGTCATGTTCGGCACGTGCACCACGGACAGGCCAGGCGTGCGGCCCTCCAGGAGCGCACCGTCCGCACCGACCTGCGTGGCCAGGTGCGCCGTCGAGGCGTGGTCGGTCAGCGGGACGGGGCGGCCCAGGTCGGTCGCAGAGCCCTGGTAGAGGCCGTGCAGGACGATCCCGTCCCCGCCGGCCAGCTCGTGCCGCTCGAGGTGGCGCACGACGAGCTGGTTGTCGCGGTGCACGACCGTCCAGAACGTGGCTGCGACGAGGCGGCCGAAGCGGAACTCCGGCAGCGCGGCGTCGTAGTGGACGGTGGAGATGAACGGGCGCGGCGAGAGCTCGCGGTCCCAGGTCACCCGGTGGTATCGGCCGCCCAGCGCCGCGCCGATCTCCGCGCCCTCGGCGAGGACCTGGATGGCGGTGTCGTCGATGATGTCCTGCAGCGCGGCCGCCGTCGTCTCGTCGTCGCTGGTGACGGTGGGCGGGTCGGCGTACAGCAGGTCGGAGGACGCCTGTGCGAGGTCCGCGGCCAACGGCACGTGCAGCTGGGCGGGGCGCCGGCCGTTGATGGCGGGCTTTCCCCAGAACCACCTGGCCACAGCGCCGACGACGCCGCCGGAGTGCTGGGCTGGGCGGGTGCGGGTGGTGCTGGTGTAGGCGCGGTTGAGGCCGTCGGGGGTGCCGACGTACCAAGCGTCCCAGCGGGCCATCGCGGCGAACTGGTCCTCGTGGCCCTTCGGCGGCCAGGCGGTCCCACGGTCAGGAAGCGGCACGGTGGTCCTCCTCCTGTGCTCGGTGCTTGGCCTCGCAACGGCGGGCCAGCGAGGGGACGGGGTAGGCGGTGGTGCAGGTGGCGCACCGCCACGGGTCGGTCACGCAACGAGCGGGATGTTCGGGACGCGCTTGGGGCGCACGGTGATCTCCATCTCCGGCAGCGGCTCGGGCTTATCCGGGCCGTAGGTCGCCAGGTAGAGCCGTCGCAGTTCGCGCCACGGCTTGCACGGCCAGTGGGTGCGGCAAGACGTGCACCACCACTCGCTGCCTGAGCCGCCGTTGCCGATGTCTGCCCATTGGCCGGGGTATGGCTTGTGCTGCTCGTGCATCTCACGGACGAGGCCACGCACGTTGCCGAGCGTCTTCTCCTGGCGCTGCAACTTGTCATCGGCCGCCGCGACGGCATCCCGGGCGCGGTCGAACGCACGCTCTGCTCGGGCTCGGGTGATGAAGGGGAATCTCATGCTGCCTTCCCGGTCTTGCGCGCGTAGGCGCGTGCCTTGGTCGCCGCCCGGCACGCCCGGCACTTGCGGGTGCCGTTCGGCGCGACGTAGGTGTTGGCCGCGTCGAACTCGTGCCCGTTGACGCACTCGGTCTGCGCCGCCTTCAACGTCGCCCGCGACGTCGGCGCGCGCAGGTTGTTCACCCGCTGCGTCACCGCCTCCAGGTGCGTCGGCCGCCAGCACGCACGGTTGCGGCACAGGTGGTCGATCGTCAGCCCGGCAGGGATGGGACCGACGAACTCGGTGTAGGCGATCCGGTGGACGTAACCCTTGGCCTCGTCCTTCCAGAACGTGCCGTACCCGCCAGGGACGGACGAGCCGGTGTAGGTCCAGCACTCACCGAGACGGGGTGCGTGGGCAGGAGGGGGGTCGATGCGCGTCTTGGCGTTCAGACGGTCGAGCCACGTACTACGCTGGGCCATGTCAGCCTCTCATCCAGGTTGGCCACGCCCCCGGAGTGTTGACGCACTCGCGGGGGTCCTTCCGTCCATTCTCGCACGTCAGGACTGCCCCCGTCAGGCTGCCGCGCCGTCCTCGGTGTCCTGGTCGGCGTCGTCGGCCGGCGTCAACGGGATCAGGTCACGCCAGTCATGGCGAGAGGTGTATACGCAGTACCTAAGCGCGTCGACCTCGTCGTCAGCCGCCTTCACCGGCTCCGTCACCCCACGCGCCGCCGCCTTGTCACTCCACACGTACCCGGGCAGACGCTCGATCAGGTGGGTGCACGTGTCGGCCACGACCAGCTTGTCCACGGCCAGGGCTGCGGAGACGGTGCGGATCCCGGCCAGGACGTTCTTGTGGGCGTTGCGCACGTTCGTCATGCCGTCGTGGAAGAGCTGGTGCTTGAAGGACGCGGCCGCGCTGTCGACGGCGACCCAGGCCGGGTCCCGCCACGCCTGCGGCTGCTCGGCGAGCCAGCGGCGCAGGTCGGTGGAGTGCTGGCCGATGGTCATGCGCCCGGGCGCCCACTCGGACAGGACGTAGAGCCGGTAGCCGCCGTTGACGGGGTCCGGGCCCAGGCCCAGCAGGTAGCCGCGGGTGGGGTGGACGTCGCCGTAGTCGACGCCGGCGAGCAGGACCTGGTCCATGACGGGGAGCTGGTCGACGGTGACGACGTGCCGGGCCGGGTCCCAGGTGTCGTAGACGGCACCCTCGGCCTGCACCCACTCGCCGAGGATGAACCGGCGGTACCACAGCCCGACGAACTCGCGACTGATCTGGGCGACGTACTCGGCGGCCAGGTGGGCGTTGTCCGCCAGGCGGAACCGGAACACCTGGTAGCCGAGCTCGGTCGCGCGGTCGACCACCTGCCGCTTCAGCCAGTGCGCAGGCCCGTCGGGGTTCGTGGTGGCGAACAGCCGGGCCCCGGGGACGGACATGCGGCCCAGGAGCTGGGTCCAGAACGCCTCGGAGACGAGTGTGGCCTCGTCGACGTAGGCCCCGGCGACGGTGAGGCCTCGCAGGACCATCTCGGCGCGGGTGTCGGAGGCGCCCAGGACGTGCACGGTGCGGCCCAGGATCTTCCCGGTGGGGGCGCCGGCGGTGTAGGACACCTGCCGGGACAGGACCCCGAAGAGGGTCGGGTCGGTGAGGGGTCCGAAGACGTTGCGGGCGATGGACTCGCGGGTGCGGCCGACGACGACGAGCTCGCCGCCGCGGGGGGCGTGGGAGACGAAGATGAGCCAGGCGAGCAGGGACGCGATGGTCTTGCCGGAGCGGATGCTGCCCGTCCAGAGATTGACCCGGGCGACGGCCCGGGCGATCGACCAGACCTGCTTGGGGGACAGGCCGGCCAGGACGGCCGACAGGACCGCGGTGGCGGTGACGAGGGCGGTCATGCCGGGTCGGGCATGGTCGCGGCGGCGGCCTTGATCGCGTCGGCGATCTTGTCGAGCATCCCGACGGCGTCGGCCACCCCGTTGTCGCCGTCGAGCTTCTCGAGGCGGTCGTAGGAGGCGAGGTAGGACGCGAGCGCACCGGAGAGTGCCTTCTCGTCGTCGGGCGGCACGAACGGCAGCGTCTTCGACGCCTGGACGCCGGGGCCGTCGGGGACGAGGGTGGTGAACTCGGTCGCCTCGAGGCGGGACAGGAGGTGCTCGGCGCGGGACAGGAGGCGCAGCTTGACGTCGGCGCGGCGGGCCTTGGCGTCGACCACCTTCGCCTGGGTGGCGTTGGCGACCTGGTCGCGCGCCCACGACAGCGGCGGGTCCATCTCGGCGGCCTTGGCGGAGATCGTGGCCTTGCCACGGCCCATCTCGCCGGCGATGGCGTGCAGGGTCCTGCCCTGGGCGTGCAGGGCGCGCAGGGTGTCGTCGTCGGCGGGGGTCCAGCGGCGGGGAGCGGCCATCGTCCTCACCGCCTCGCGTGGGTGGGTGGGGGGGTTGTGCCCGCCGGTGCTCGGCTCCGGGTCGGTGTCCGCACGATGCAGCGGGCGTCCAATCCCGGTTCGCGCGGCAGGGGGTGACGCCTCGGGCGGCACCGGCGGGCAGATCCGGGGGGGGAAAGAAGGAGCCCCGACGCTCACGCGGTCGGGGCTGGGTCAGGAGACACCTGTCCCCTGCATGGCTGACACGGTAGCACCCAGCACGTCCTCCCGGTGGTACCGCACCTCACGGCGTGTCCCCGTGCGCCGCCAACCCTCGCGGGCCGCGCGCTGCCACACCGCCACCCGGGAGACGCCCAGCAGGTGCGCCGCGTGCTCGGGCGTCACCCACTCGGTGCGCGACCCCCACCGCTGCCACTGCTCGCGGGGGATGCGTGACCCGCATCCGGAGCAGACGAGGTCGCCGTCGACCTCGGGGCCGGTGATGGTGGCGACGTACTCGCCGCGACAGGCGGTGTCCAGGCACAGGCTCGCGGTGCGCACGACCCTGGTGCCACGCTTCGACAGCCGGCGCAGGGTGAGCAGGTGCTCGCGGGCGTCCAGGCCGATTGCGTAGCGCAGGTGGGCGTCGCCGTGGTGCTCGAGGTGCTCGGCCCAGCGGGAGGCGAGGCGCAGCCGGCTTGGGGTGGTGTCGGGCAGGGCGCCGAGGCCGTCGAGCTCGTCGAGGAGGACGTGGGCGAGGAAGAGGGCCCACTCGTCGACGGCGGCGAGGCCGCGGTGGTATTCGTCGGCGTCGAGGAGGTCGGCCGCGCCCGGGGGTGGCTTCGACCCGGGCTTGCCGGCGAGGCGGGCGACGGCGACCCGCTCGACGACGGTGGGCAGGGCCGCGACGGTCTCGTAGGTGGTGGCGGTCTCGTCGAGGACGAGCGACAGGGGCAGGGTGTCCAGGCTCACGGGTGGTCCTCCTCGGGTGGGTCGGGGGTCTCGGCGTCGAGGTCGGCGGCGATGGCGAGGAGCCGGTTGGCGACGGCCCGCAGGTGCGGGTGGACCAGGGCCCGGACCTCGACGACGGCGGCGGCGGCGCGCAGGACGGAGGCGTCACTCATCGGCGGTCCATTCGAACCCTGCCCAGCGGTGCGGACCCTCATGGCCGCGGTCTTCGTCGCACCAGTAGGTGCGACGCCCGTGGATGCTCTGCGCGATCTGTGGCATCTCGTGCGGGCCGACGTCGTGGCACCGGCTGTCCACGTGCGCCCGGACCTTCGCCGCCAGCTCCTCCAGCCGGTCCTGGTCGATGCTGCCGTTCACGCGCACCGTGCTGCCGTCCGCCAGGGTGCGCACCTCGCAGCCGCTCACAGCCCCGCCGCCCCGTACAGCAACCGACCACCCACGCGCGCCCCTCCCGGCGAACGTTCGGGCCCGTTCGGCACCTCGGCCGCCATGGTGTCGGCGGCGTAGACCGCCAGGGCGTAGGCCTGCCAGACGTCGGCGCGGAAGCCGTGGAACCATCCCGGTTCGGCCTTGGTGCCCTTGCCGTGGTTGGGCTGGCCGGGTGCGAAGCGATCGACGAGGGCCTGGCGGATGTTGGTGTCCTTGGCCTTGGCGGAGTGGCAGTGGTGAACCTTGACGGGCTGGCGCTTCACGAGCTCGACCACGTTCTGGGCGAGCCCGTGGCCCTGGAGGAAGCGGCCGACCCAGACGCAGGTCTCGAAGACGTCGGCGCCGACGGCCATGCCGTAGGAGGCGACCATCTCGATCACGGTCCGGTGCTGGCCGAGGTCCTCGTCGAGGATGCGGTCGAGCAGTTCGTAGTTCTCGGTCTTGCCGAACTCGATCGGCTTTCGGGTGTCTGCGTCGATGACGCACCACCCGGACTCGGTGTTGCCGGGGTCTATTGCGAGGATTCTCATGCTGCTATTCCTTCCGGTGCGTGAATGCATTGCGGGGTGCTCGGTGCAGCTGCTCGACCTGGCGCTGCCTCGTGCGTGTGCGCGCGAGCACGCGCATGCACGCCCCCGGGTGCGCGCCCGCAGGTGCGCATCCCCGTAGGGGTGATTCATGAATCACTGAATCAAGATCGGTGTTTGCGCAGGTCAGGGGCTTGCGGCCGGTGGGCTGATTCACGGCCCTTCCGGGGTGGTTTCGGGTGTTTGTGCAGGTCAGGGGCTGATTCACGGGTTTGGCCGGTTTTGAATCACGGGGGCGTTTCCGCAGGTCAGGCCGCTGATTCACGGTCTGTGAATCAGCGTGAATCATGTGAATCAGATCACCGTGGGGCATCGCCGGTCAGCCCTCCAGCTCGTGGCGGTGGTTGAGGACGGTGACCTCGCCGGCGTGCTCGGCCATGACCCGGGAGACGGTCGCCTGGGGGATCTTTGTGGCGTCGGCTATTTCACGCTGGGTGAGTTTCTTCGGCGCGTCCTGAATGACCCGTTGGATTTGCATCCACCGCATTTCCGCGACATTGATAACGGGATTCCACGGCCAGGTGCCGCCCCTGTTGAAATGCATCGGGATGTCGCGTTCGTCGCGCATCCCGCGCCAGTGGGTGAGGTCCCCCTCCTCGGAGAGGTTGAGGCCGAACTCGGGCCAGCGCAGCCACCCGGACCACCCGTAGGGCTCCTTGGGGCGCTTGCCGCCGCCGTTGGCCTTGGCGGAGTGGGCCTCGATGAGGAGGGTGAGGTCGTGCTCGGCGCGGAGGCGGTCCAGGGCCATGGCGGCGGGCTTGGAGTCCTCCTCGCGGGTGGGGTCTCCGCCGGCGAGCTTGTAGACGGGTCCGGTGATGAGGAGGTCGGGCTGGTGGTGGCTGACGAGGCGGGAGAGCCAGGTGGCGTCGGTGTCGGTGGTGAGGTCGAGTCCGTCGACCTTGCAGACGACGACGAGGTTGGCGGGGTCGAGGTGTGCGCCGGCCTGGATCCGCAGGGGGCGGAGCTTGCGGCGGGTCTGGCGTTCGGAGTTCTCGAGGTCGAGGAGGAGGACCTTGGCGGGGGTGTGGTGCTCGCCGGTGAAGGGGTGGATGCCGGCGGCGGTCTGGACGGCCCACTGGCGGAGCATGGTGGACTTGCCGACGCCCTCTCCGGCGGTGAGGATGGCTCGGTCCTGGCGTTCGAGGAAGCCGGGGATGAGCCAGTCGTAGTGGTCGTCGTCGGCCTGGGCGAGGAAGGTGTCGACGTCGGTGCCGGGCAGGGTGGGTCCGTGGACGTCGCGGGCGGTCTCGGCGTCGAGGTGCTCGCGGAGGGTGGCGAGGAGCTGGTCGGGTTCGCAGCTGGCGTCGTCGCTGGCGTTCAGGAGGCGCAGGGCGAGGTTCTGGGCGCGGCGGCGGGCGGCGAGGGCGTGCAGGCCGGTGCCGGGTTCGGCGACGTAGTAGGCGGCGACCTCGGGCTGGGGTGCTTCGGCGTGCAGCTGGTGCAGGTAGGTCTGGCCGCCGGAGCGGGTGAGGGTCTTGGTGCGGCGGAGCTCCTCGCCGACGGTGAGGGGGTCGATGGGGGCTGACCTGGCGGCGAGGGCGCTGATGGCGTGCCAGATGTTCTCGTGGGCTGGTTGGTAGAAGAGGCTTGCGGTGGTGTGCTCGGCCAGGAGGGTGGGGTAGCCGCGGGGGTAGGCGAGGGCGGCGCCGAGGGCGGCGCGTTCGTAGGCGTCGTTGCCCGGGGGGTTGCGGTCGTGGGCCGGTGGTGGGCCTGCGTGGAGGGTGGTCACGCTCACCGGTCGCCCTCGGCGCGGGCGGTGGTGGGGTGGTGCTGGCGCGTCATCGGTGCGGCCCTTCCGTCAGGGGTGGGGGGTCGTGGGTGGTCTGGCTGCCTCTCGCCCGCCCGGGGCTGGGGTGGGTCCCGGGCGGGCTGGGGGCGGTCAGTCGCCCTGGACCTCGCCCGTGGATGGGTCGAAGTGGATGTCGCCGAACGCGGCGCGCATGTCCTCCTCGAGGTCGAATGGCAGGACGGTCTTGCCGGTGCGCTTCTCCAGCGCGCGGCGCAGCATCTTGGCGGCGAGCTCCTTGTCGGCCTCGGTGATGGCCTCGATGCGGCGGATGCGGGCGGTGGGCTCGACGGTGCCGTCGTCGTTGTCGGTGGTGGTCTTCTTGCAGTCGACGAGCGCGACGACGACGTGGATCTCGTGGGGGGAGTCGATGAGGTTGCGGGCGAGGGCGTCGAGGCCGTTGCCGTCGCCCTTGGGCAGTCCGCTGGCGAGCTTGGTCATGTGCTTCTCCTTGGGTGGGGGTGGGGCGGTTTGACTAAATGCGACGTCGGGTGAGGCGGTCAGAACGGCGGGTCCTCGTAGGCGCCCTGGGGCTGGCCGCCCCAGCCGCCGCCGTTCCGGACGGGCAGGGGCTGCTCGGCCTGCTGCCGGTTCCCGCCGGGGGTGGGCTGGTAGGCCGGCTGGGCGAGGTGGTCGGAGCCGGAGGTGGCCTGGTGGACGCGTGCGGCCTGGGTGCGCTGGGCGAAGCCGCCGGGGCTCTGCTGCTGACCGCCCTGGGCGCCCTTCTTCGGGTGCGGGGCGATCGACTCGGCGTCGCACTCGACGACGGTGCGGTTCTCGCCCTCGGGGGTCTGCCAGGAGCGCTGCTTGAGCTTGCCGGTGACGGTGACGCGCTGGCCCTTGACCAGGGTCTGGGCGGCCTGCTCGGCCTCCTCGCGCCAGATGGCGCAGCGCAGGAAGAGGGTGTCGCCGGCGTCCTCCCACTGGCTGGTGGCCTGGTTGTAGCGGCGGGGGGTGTCGCAGACGGTGAAGTTGGCGACGGCGTCGCCGCCGGGGGTGAAGCGGAGCTCGGGGTCGCCGGCGAGGTTGCCGGTGATGGTGATGGTGTTGGACATGCGTGGGTCCTTTCGTCAGGCGGCGGTGCCGCGGGTGGTGGTGCGGGTGTCCCGGCCGGTGTTGTTGTGCTCGCGGGGGTAGGTGGCGCGTTGTTCGACGTTGAAGTAGGTGGCGAGGTCGCGGCGCCCGGCGCGGCGTAGGGCCTGGTGGAGTGCGGGGGTGGTGAAGCCGGTGCGGGCGGCGATCATGGCTGGGTGCTCGCGGGTCTCGATAAGCCACTCGACGTCCTCGATGAGGGCGGCGTAGTCGATGCGGCGGGCCTTGGTCGTCGTGGTGGTGCTCACGCTGGCGCCCCGTCGAGCTTGTCGATGAGGTCGAGCACGATCTGCAGGGCGTCGGCGCGGTCGTAGCCGGCGTGGACGAGGCGGATGAGGGCGTCGGTGAGTCCGACGACGGCGTCGGCGGTGGCGAGGACGCGGTCGACGTCGGCGTGGCAGGTCCGCTCGAGGACCTCGTGAGGGGTGAGGAGGGTGAGCGGGGCGTCCCAGCCGCGCGCGGCCTCCGGCTCGTCCTCCTCGTACTGCGGCTGGTCGCCGTCGTCCTGCTCGGCGTTCTTCTCCTGCTCGACCTCGTCCATGAGGGCGGCCAGGCGGTCCAGGTCGAAGGGGTCAGGCTCGCCCTGGTGGCCGTTCGTGGAGGGCTGGTGGTTGGCCTGCCAGTGCTTCTCGGCTGCGCCCTTGTAGATGTAGGTGCGGTTGCACCCGGGGGCTGGGCAGGCGAGGCCGACGGGGGTCTGGATGAACGTCGGTGGGGCTGGGGTGGTGGTCATGCTGCGCTGTTCTCCTTCGTCGGGGTGGGGGTGTTCTTACGTGCGGCGGCGATGGTGCGGGGGTTGATGCCGCCCCAGATGCCGTGCTGCTGGCCGGTGGCGATCGCGTAGTCCCTGCACGCCTGCGCGACGGGGCAGCGTGCACAGACGGTCTTGGCGCCGTTGGTGCCGCCGCCCTTGGCGGGGAACCAGAGGTCGCCGCCGACCTGGGCGCAGAGGGCGTCGCGGGTCCAGTCGCCGGGGCCGGGCCCGTACTCGGTGTGCAGCTCCTCCAGGACGGCCTGGATGCGGTCGGCGTGGGTGTCGGTGCCCTGCTCGTTCATGGCGCGGGCGTGGGTCTTGGTCTGGCGGTGGCGGGTGAGGACCTGGGCGGCGGTGGAGGGGTGGGGTTGGGGGGTGCCTTCGAAGCCGCACTCGCACAGGACGGGGTGCATGGCCACGGTCGCGGTGCTCACCGCACGACCTCGCTGACGAAGATCTGCCGTGGGCGTCCGTCCTGGGTGAGCCCGACGAGGACGCCGAGCACCTGCGTACCGTCCTGGCGCTGCACGAACCGGGTGCCGGTCGTCCCGGCCAGGGCGGCGATCGCGTCAGTGCGCCGCGTGTAGCCGCGCGCCTGCGAGGAGGTGGCGACCCTTTCGGCGTTGGCGCGGGCGATGAGGCGCCACCGCCAGCGGCGGGTCAGTCCGGACCTGTAGACCTCGGCACGGTGGGCGGTGTCCAGTGTCGTGCTCATGCGACGGCGTCCTCTCGGGGGGTGGGCAGCTGGTCGGGCGACCAGCCGGGGGGTGGTGCCTGGATGGGCCAGTCGCGGGCGACGTCGTCGGTCTTGCCCTGCTTGGCCAGGTAGCGCCCGAAAGACTCGGCCTGGGCGCGCTTCTGCTCCACCTGCAGCTGGTGCAGCTCCGCCAGCGGGATCTGGACGCCGGGGTACTTGGCCGCGATGTGCCAGGCGACCCGGCCGGCGGCGAGGGCATCGGCGGCCGCGCCGTGGGCGTCGCTCTCGGCCAGGGCCACCCCGTAGTGCCTGGCGACGTCGACGAGCTTGCGGGAACCCTTGCGGTAGGTGTCGACCCACTTGTCCAGGACGAACGTGTCGACGACCGGGGCGATGCGCTGCAGCTGCTCCACGAACAACCCCAGCCCATGACGGGCGCACTCGGCCCAGAGCAGCGTGAGGTCGTAGGTGACGTTGTGACCGACGATCGGATAGCCCTGCGAGGAGAGCTCGAGCAGGTGCGCGGCGATCTCGTGGACAGCCCCGGCGGGGTCGGACCCGCTGGCGGCCTGCTCGTCGGTGATGCCGTGCACGGCAGCCGCGCCGGCGGGGATGGGGATGCCGGGGTTGAGCAGCCAGTCGGAGGTGCGGGTGGGTGCGCCGCCTCCGGCCTCGATGATGGCGGCGGTGACGATGCGGTCGCGGTGGCAGTCCACGCCCGTCGTCTCGAGGTCGAAGAGGGCCAGACGGCCGGTGTGCCACGACATCACGCCACCTCGCCGGTGGCGTAGGTGGCGAGCACGCCGCGCAGGTCCTCGGCGGTGCACTCGTGCAGGAGCTTGGAGGTAATGAACTCCACGTCCTGGGTCACGTCGCTCTGGCTGGCACCCTTGGCGCCGGCGGCGGCGAGCAGCTGCTGCCAGACGGCCATACGGTCGGCCTCCGGGTCGGCCGGGGCGTCCTCGACGACCTCGGCATCGACCGGCTCGTCGACGGGGGCCGCGGGGGTGAGCGCGCGCACCCGCTCCAGGAGCGTGTCCTTGAGGTCCTCGTCCAGGTGGCCGGCCTCGGCGGCCTGCTTCCACAGGTCGCGGACGGAGTCGACGTCGAGCATGGTGTCGGCGATCGCGGCGTAGTCGGGCCGCGGCGCCTCGATCGCCGGACGCTCCTGGGCGGGGGCGTCGAGGGCGGGCTGGCCACCGACCCCACCGACCAGCTCGACGAGGCGGGCCTTGGTCACCTGCAGGTCGAGCACCGGCACGACGAACCGGGACGTCTTGCCGTCGCGGATCGCGCGGCGCTCGATGAGGTGCAGGTTGGCCGGGACCAGGTCGCCCACGTGCATGGCCAGCTCGGCCATGGCGGGGATCTCGGCGGCGGCGTTCCACCCGTGGGACTCCATGCGCCAGACGCCCAGGGTCTCGATCTCGGTCAGCATGACGGAGAGGCGGGTGGTGGGCTTGGCGTTGACGTGGTTGGGGTCGCGCGGGTCGCACGGTTCGTCGGTGAGGACGTTGCGCTCCCCGTCGCAGCGGTGGACGCACCCGCCGCCGGACCAGGTCTCCATCCACTGCGACAGGCCGCCCTTGGTGACGATGACGGGGACGGACGTGGCGTCGGTGATGACCTCGTGCTCGGGCTTGCCGCCGTTGTCCCAGGGGCGGGCGGTGCCGCCGTACTGCTCGGCGATCGCGGCGATGAGGCCGGCGTTGGGGGAGGTGAAGCGGAACGTGGAGAGCTTGGCGGGGCGGGTCTTTCCGCTGGTGCCGACCGGGGCCTTCACCCCCAGGCGGATCCTGCCCTGCTCGGCCATGCGGCGCTGGATGTTGATGATCGGCATGTCATGCCGCCTTTCCGTCGGTACTGCTCTTCTTGGTCCTGGTGGTGGTGCCCTTGGCGACCGGCGCCCCGGTGGGGGTGATGCGGGGGACGTCCTTGGTGTGCTCGCCGTGCAGCCACTGCGTGCCGGCGAGCAGCCCGCGGTAGGCGGTCCACTCCGGCGTGCCGGAGGGGAGCGGGATGAGGGCGTAGTCGTTCGTGCGCAGGTTGAGCACGGCGGCACCCTTGATGGGGGCGGGCATCGGCGCGACGGTGTCGTCGGGCAGCCACGCCTCGGTGCAGTGGCGCAGCGCGGTCAGCTGCAGCGCCATCTCGGGGTAGACCGTGGTGGCGGACTTGGTCGCGGACGTCTTGATGTCGACGACCCACAGGGCCCGCTGGCCCTCGGGGAGCGCCTTGACGCGCCCGTCGTTGGTGCGTCCGTCCAGGCGCAGGTGCAGGAGCAGGTCGAGCGTGCCGGCCAGTCCCAGCTTGGGGTGGGCGACGGTGAGCTCGGCGGCCTCGACGTCGCGGGTGAGGTCGATGTCGAAGTCGGTCAGGAACCGCAGGTACTGCTCGAGGTAGGGCTCGACCTCCTCGTCGTGCTCGAGCTGGGCGCCGGTGACGTGGGCGTCGGCGTGGTGGTGGATGCGGGTGCCGAGGTCGGAGGCCTTCTCCTTGACGAGGTTGACCTCGCGCTTGGCGGCCTTGACGAGGCAGTCGGTGCAGGTGCCGCACTCGTCGGCGACGCGGCGGGGCTTGCACGGTGCGACGAGGGCGGCATGGACGAACGCGGGGAGGAGGTCGAGGGCCTTCTCGGCGGTGATCTTGGCGGCCCAGGGCACGAGAGCGGGCTTGGCGACGGCGGTGGACAGGACGTTGGTGACGGAGACGAGCTGCTGTCCGGTGACGGGGTGGAGGTAGTACCTGCCGGTGTCGCCGGTGTCGAGGGCGTGCCTGGGGGAGGTCATCGGCTGTGCCGTCCTTCGGTGGTGCCGACGCCGTCGAGGATGTCGAGCGGTGAGAGGTCGGCGTGGGTGGTGTCGTTGTTGTGGGCGCGCGGTGCGAACGCGGCGGCCAGGAGCACGAGGAGCGCGAGGGCTCCGGCGCTGTAGAGGAGCGTGCGGACGAGGGCGTCGGCGAGGTCGGCGAGGGTCACCGCGACTCACCCGCCTCTGCGACGGCCTGCTTCACGCGGTACATCGCGGCCGGGTCGACGTCGCCGCCAGAGGTGTCGAGCAGGTCGGCGAGGTGGGGTGCGGCGGCCAGAAGCAGCTCGACGAGGCGCAGCGCCTTGTCCTCGGGCAGGGTGTGAGCGAACCAGGACGGGGTGCCCCAGCCCTCGGTCAGGACGTGGAGGGTGGCCATACCGTCCTCGTCGCGGGTGACCTGCAGGTCAGGTGCGTCGTCGAGGGCGCAGCGCAGCAGGTCGGCCGCGGTCGTCGCGGGGGTGGTGGTGGCGTGCATGGTCAAGCTCCCTTGCGGGCGAGGTGGGTGGGGTGGGCCGCGTCCCGCAGGGCGTCGGCCAGGGCGTCCGCGTCGTCGACGCCCAGCTGGACCGTGGTGGCGTCCAGCAGCCACGCGGCGAGGACCGCGGCGGCGGCGTCGGTGCCGGTGCGGTAGTGGACGGCTTCGAGGATGCGTTCGGTGGCGCGCTGGTTGGCGCGCAGCCAGGCCAGGAGGTCCTTGGCCTGGGCGACGACCGCGTCGCCGTCGGGGGTGACCTCGACGTAGGGGTGGCCGTTCTGGCCGACCTGGGCGGTGACGGTGGGCGGGCGGTTCATGCCGACACCGCCTCGAGCACGGCGAGGGCGTCGCGCAGGCGGGTCGCCTCGTCGGGGGCGAGGTTGCCGCGGCGCAGGACTCCGGCGATGGTCTGCCGGGCGAACCCGACGGCGAAGGCGTCGTTGAGGGTGACGCCGGTGAGGGTGTAGCCGGAGGGGAGGGTGAACCCCGGGGAGGCGGGGGCGGTCGGGGGAGCCGCCACCGCCTCACCCGGGGCCTCGACCCCGGCGCCACCGTGGGGAGCGGTGGGGGGTACTGCCGGGGGAGTGTGGGAGGCGGCGTGCGCGGCCTCGGCCAGGGCCGCCCGGCCGAGGGGGGTGAGGCTGGGTGCGCCGTTCGGGCCGCCGATGCAGTCGGTGAGGCCGCGTGCGTGGAGTGCTCGCTCGCGGGTTGGGTTGACCATGGTCCACATGCCGTTGGCGATGTCGCGCAAGGCCTGGACCTGGGGCCGGGTGAGCGGCGGGCCGGTGTAGGTGTAGCCGGTGATGGTGTCGGTGCTGGGAACGGTTCCCATCTCGGGATACCTTTTCTGTGAGAGTTGGAGCCCCTGGTCTGTCTTGTCGGATGGCCGGGGGCTCCGGCTTGCGGAGGGGGTGGGTCAGGCCGGCTTGCGGCCGGTGGCCCGGTGCTCGGTGACGGACCTGCGGATGCGGGCGGCGATCGAGGTGATGAGGTGGTCCGGCAGCGGTCCGCGCTCGGCGATGAGGCGTGCCGCCACACGGGCGCCGGGGGAGTCGGGAGCGGTCGGGGTGCTCATGCCGCTGTCACTGTCGTCCGACGCTTGCCAGGACGTCCGGTGTCGTGCGACTTGTTGGGCGCGAAAAGGGTGTGGGGGAGCACGCGCAGGCCCTCCTCGATGCGGTCGGCGACCGCAGGCGTGCAGGTGGTGCGCTCCCCCGTGCAGAGCTGGTTGATGAACTGGCGGCTCACGCCGGCGTAGCGGCCGAGCCGAGCCTGGGAGAAGTCGCCGAGCTTCATGTACTCCAGGAGCAGCTCGCGGTCCTTGAGCTTCATCCATCGTCCTCTCGCGTTGCGGCGGCGCCTGTACGCCTCTGTCCTCATCGTGGTCTCCCTCGTCCTGGTTGTCAAGCGGTACATGACAGATAGTTGCACAACGCTTGTCATCGTGTCAACGGATCACACGAATGTGCTTCTGCACTTCACCGTTCACCTGCGGTTTCGAGGTGTCGCAGGTTGCTTGACGGTAATACGGGGTATGTACCGGTTAACCTGCTTGACACGTCCGGCACGGAGGAGTGGCCGGCACCCGAGCCGGTAGGAGAACGTCGTCCCATGCACGCGCTGCGTCGGTACCTGCAGGACGGGATGGATGCCCGTGGCTGGCAGCAGTCCGAGCTCGCGCGCAGCAGTGGGTTGACCCGGCAGCGGGTGTCGCAGATGTTGGGCGACGACCGCGAGCTCCTGCCGGCGGTTCCTCGGCGGGAGACGCTGCAGGCGATCGCCAGGGCGTTCGGGGTCAGCGAGTCCACGGTCACGGCCGTCGCCTTCGAGGCGATGGGTTACGACCTGGACGCGGTCCGCCGGGAGACGGACCTGTCCACTGCGACCGACGAGCAGCTCGTCCGGGCGCTGGCCGACAGGCTGGGGGTCGGACTCGGCACAGAGGACGTGATGGGCAATGCACAGCATCCCGCCCCCACCAGCAACGTGACGGAGCTTCACGCCAGGGTCGGCGACGTCGACGAGACGCCGCCGGCCGACGTGGCCGCCCGGACCACCGGCAGGAAGTCTCGCGCCCAGCGAGCGCGGGAGGAGCAGGATCGAGACGGGGACGGATCGTGAGCAAAACTAGTGGCCCGAACGGTCCTGACAGCACTCAGGGTCCTGGGGTACCGTCGGAGAATGGCAAGGAAGGGGACCATGTTGACCACCGTGCGACGAGGCGTGAAGACAGGTCGATTCCTGTCGGCGACCGGCAGCAAGACGATCATCCGAAAGCGCCGCAAGCAGGTGGAGAACCAGAATCTGGTGAACGTAGCGTGGAGCGCTACCGGCAAGTCGATGAGCCGCGCCATGGGGTCATCTACGACCCAGAAGGCGATCCAAACGCGCGTCAGCTGACCGGTCTGGAGCTGGGGAGGTCCTTCTCCTACTCCCACTCGGGGCCGCTCCCCGACCCGTCTCAGCTGGGGCACTACGAGCAGATTCTCCCCGGCCTGGCTGACCGCATCGTGTCGATGGCCGAGCAGGAGATGACGAGCCAGCAGAGTGACCGTCGGACGTTGGTCAATGCTGAGTCTCACTCGACGGTGGTGGCCACCTGGATGCTGGGGCTCTTGCCTTACGCGCTGGCGATCATGGCCGCCTGGTTCGCATGGCAGGGGCTAGACGCGGTCGCAGCCATCACTGCGATCGGTGTCGTCGCGGCCCTGCTCCCAAGGCTCATGGAGGCGTGGCGGGGACGGCCCGGCGATGACGCCAGCCTGACCGACGAGGAGTGAGCCCGCCACTGTCGGTGGCCGCGTCTACGGTCTCCGGGCATGGGGATCCACTATCACCCGTGGCGTGAGCTGCGGACGCTGACACACGTCGCCCTTCACTGGCGCGAGCTGCACCCGGGCGTCTGGGGCGTCAACGACGGGCGCACCCGCATCTGGCTCGACCACAGCCTCGGCCAGGTCGAACGCCGCTGCACCCTCGCCCACGAGCTCGAGCACATCCGCAGGGGGCACCGCGGCTGCCAGCCACCTGCCGTCGAGGCGTCCGTCAACGCGGCGGCGGCCCGACGGCTCATCCCCGACCCGCACACCCTCGCCGACGCGATCGTCTGGGCCCGCGGCAACCTCGACCAGGCCGCCGAGGAGCTGTGGGTCGACGAGCCGACGTTGCAGGCCAGGCTCGACCCGGCGCACCTGCACCCGGCAGAGAAGGCCATCATCACTGCGCGCGTGGACGGGCTCCACGGATGGCACTGAGTGACGTCGACCGGGCCATCGTGCGTGCGGCCGCCGGCACCTACCGTGATGCCGGCGCTGAGCTGGAGGCGCTCACGTGGGCGTCGGGGCAGAGCCTGACCCGGACGTGGCAGCGGCTCAACCAGCTCATCTCCGACCCGGAGGCGTGGGAGGCGGAACCAGCTGCGCTGCTCGAGCTGCGCCGTCGCCGGGACCGGGGGTCGCGCTTCACCAGCGGGGGGTGA